CCATCGTGAGTTAACTGAGCTTTTTTAGTTGCTTTATTAATCCTAACAGTAACACCTTTTAAAGGACCCTGTCCTGCAAAGTCAGCTTCGTCTTTTCCAACACTAGCAGTTGTCTTAAATAGTAAACCTATTTTACCATAATTCTCACCTGCAATAGATTTTCCTATACTATCTCCAACTTCTGCTCTTCTTTTTAATTTAGCATAGTCTGGTTTTTCACCCATCCCTGTTGAATCTGATGAAGATTTCATCATTGGTTTTTTATCGTCTGCCATTTTTTTTAGTTTTTTTTGTTATTTTTAACAAATATACGGAATATATTTTAATTACAATTGAGTCTTCAATGTTCTTAAGAATGCTTCACCTTCAGTAGAACTAGCATAATCAACGATAGCATCTATCTGATTTTTATTAGTAGGTATCTCAGCAATCATTTGTTTAGTTAAAACCCAATGCACTTGACCCTTAACTAATCCTGTTGTAATAACTGAGTTATTAAGAGCTTTCTCTACAATAAATCTAATCTTAACTTTAGGATTGTTAGCATACAATAAGAACTTCTCAGGAGATTCTAATGCCTTAGATTTGTAATCTTCTCTGATAGCATCAATATCTCTTTCTTCTCCTGTTGCCGGATGAGTAAATGGTATACCCAAGAACTTAGCATGAGGTATCATATCTTCTTCGGAAGCAGAACGAGCAACATCATATGCTCTATCTTTCTTCTTACCAAGGTCAATAACATTATCATCTGTATTTACAAAGTCTAATAATCTATATAAGTTATTGATATTTTTAAACTTATTTTTTTGCTGCTCACATTGATTATTTATCTTCAAGAAAAGTATAAGCTGCTTCTTCCATGATGGAACTCTTAGGTGTCCATTCTCAAATACAATTTCATTTGTTTGTTTGTTAGCAATATTTTCAGGTAATGCACCATTAACTTCTTGCTCATCAACAAATATACTGTTAAGTCCATCTACATATCTAATCTGTCTAGGCTGTAAATCAGGCTCTTCTTCTGTACCAAAATTCCAAAGAATAACATCTTTATTAGAAATCATTACTCTTGGAGGGAATACACTAGAGCCTTCATAATACTTAGGGTGTTCAGTCACCAATCTAAATACATAGATTTCAGGTTCTTTTTTAATTTTTTTAACAGACGCACTCTTTGACTTTAGAGCTGAATCCGTTCCGATTGAGTTACTTGTCAACTCGGATAGTGATTTTGCCATAGTTTATTTTTTTACAAATATATTAATAATATCTAACTAACAAAAGAAAAGCCACATATATTTTCAAGACATTGTGGCATAAAAAAAGCCCCTTTTTTAAGGGGGCCCTTTTAATTATTCATCACTCAAAAACTATACACCTTTGAAGATAGCGTATTGGTTAGCAGCAAAAGTACGAACACCTGGGAAAGACAACATTGTAATGGTCTTTTGAGCGTCAGTAGTTTTGTTCTGAGGAGCTAACATACCTGTTTCAGTAGTAAGGATTCTTTGTCCGTTTACTTCTTGGAACACGATTTGGAAGCTAGGGAATTGTTTTCCTGTCTTAGCATCACTATTGATTTTTTGAGGAATCAAACAACCATAGTTACGTTTTTCAGGAGTCAAAGAACCTGGAGCAATTTGGTATACAGCTTCAGGGCTAAACATATTGTTCAAGAAGAAATGGAAAGTATAACCATCAATAGTGAAAGAACTAAATCCGTAACTTACCGCAGCTTCTTGGTTTCCACCAACTGAACCATAAAGGATAGCACCGTTATTGTATTTACCAAATAACAAGTCGTTAATTTCTTGTCTTTGATAAATATCTTGTAACCAATGGTACTCACCTGCACCACCATAGAAATTCAATGCACGAGTCAAAGTATGAACATCACTCAAAGCAGCAGAACCTGCAGTGTACTGAATAGTAGTACCGTTAGCTGCTACTCTTGGTAACACACCTGTTGTACCTACTGTACCATTGCTTAGGTTATCTACAGCAGTTCCTTCCATTACTTTAAAGAACATTTGATTCATGTAACGACGGTTCATATCATCCATCGCTAAGTAGTAATAGTAGTATTGACCATTACCAAAATCAACTTCATTCTTTTCAATATCAGCACGGTCAGTGATTGTATAATCATCACGGTGTTCAGTAGTGGTATTGTAAATTTTATCTAACAATGGAGAGATACCATCTAATTTACCTGATTGTTCTCCAACGTTTACAGCACCTCTTAAAAGCAAATATTCACCTGCAACTAAGTTAGATGAACCTGCAGATACAAAAGCATTAGCAGCTTGTAAAGGAGTGATTGTAGCTGTGTGAGCATAAGCAGTTCCTTTGTTGATAGCAGTGATTTGTCCTTCAAGACCTGATGTCATGATACGAACAACTTCACCAACACGAACTGGAGATTCTGTACCTGAACTGTAGTAAGACTCAGTATCTAAAGTAACTGTAACAGCAGCACCTGCAGCAGGAGCAGTAACAACAGTCTTAACTTTAACTGCCTGATGTAAACCACGTTTTTCATAATGGTAGAACTGACGGTTATCAGACTTGGCTTCTACTACTGAATTACCTAAAGCCATTTGAACCATGGCATAGTTTTCAGCACCGTATTTACGTACTAAGTTCTTTTCAAAAGAACGGTCAAAAATATTCAAGTCATTTAACAACTGCCTGTTACCGGCTGATAATGCTATACCTGACTGTGAATAACTAGGGAAAGTATTCGTTGGCATATTTAATTATTTAATTTTTTTTAGGTCCGACGGGTTAAGTGTCCCATGAAGAGCTTGTCGAACATATTACTCTCTTCATCGGATGCGTTAGGTCTAAACGTTGGAGTCGCTTCATTGTCAATTGATATATTCTTGCTCTTTTTAAGAATCTCTAGTCTTGTCTGATTTACCGCTTGTGAAACAGCAGAACTGATTATCTTATCAAGATTATCCGCAACATACAAATGTTTTACAAGTTCATCTCCTTTATACTGACCGTCTTGGTAGTATTTAGAGGCAAGATAAGCTTCTAAATTTTCAGCCCCTTCACGGTACTTTGATAACTCCTGTGAAGGAATTTCAAACTTACCATTAACGGACAAATTTGTTTTATCATCCCTCCATGAGAAAGGAAGATTATTTACACGCTTTTCAACATTGCTTAATGAAGATAAAAACTTACTCCTTTCTTCTTGGGATTCAGCATCATCAAACTCTTCAGCTTGTTGTGATTGCGGTTGCGTGTACTGCGGAAATTTTATATCCTCAGCCGACTTTGAAAAGAACTCTTTAGCGTTTTCTACATCTAACTTTATTCTTTGATTTAGTTTCTTCTGCTCTCTTCTTAATTTAGTGTCGTCAAAAGCAAATTCATCTAAAACATATTTCTCATTATATTCATCTTCAATATCCTGTGAATCAAACTCAGGATTATTTGCTTTTATATAAGCCTTCAATACAGCATCGTCTGACTTATCTTTTAAGCTATCTGCAAATGTTTTCTTCTGTAATAAATCTACTACCTCATTTATTTTTCCTTCTGCAAGCATATTGTAAATAGCTGCAGTTGTTTCATTCTCAAACTTACCTACTTGGGAATTATCAGTATTCAAAACATCTTCTAGCTCTTCCCAACTATTATATCTACCGCCTGTTCTTTGTCTGATGAAATCTTCTTCATCTAAAACATCATCACTAATATTACCAGCTTCATGACCATTAAAGAAATAAGTATTTATAAAATCATCTCTTTCTTCATCACTCATTTCAATGTTAGAAGCTTCGTCGTAATGCTCAAATGTTTCATGTGAAACATCTGTAGATATGTCATTTAAAACATCATCTTGACTAAATTCATTACTATGGTTTTCTTCTTCACTTTCTTCTTTTTCTTTTAAAGAGTTAGCATACTCTTGAAGTATGTCTGTACTAGAAGAACTTTGTGTTGTCGTTTGTTGTTGTTCAGCATACTCCTGAACGATGTCATTATTTTCCATATTTCTTTTGTTTATGGGATTTACTTGTCCTAAAACTATTCACAAATATATATAGAAAGTTTTGTAATTCAAAAAACAAAAAAAGGGAAGGGTAGAAACCCTCCCCCTAACACATGAAAAAAACACACAAACTATTGTTGATTATCTTGTTCTTCTTGTCCTTCACCCTGGCCATCTTCTTGTTCACCTTCTTGTCCGCCTTCTTGTTCACCTCCTGCCTGTTGAGTTTGTTGTGCCTGCTGAGTTTGTTGGCCTTGTTGCATCTTCTCTTGAACTGCAGATGACAATATAGTATCAATCATTTGTTTTAAATCAGATGGAACTTCTTTCCCACTATTCAAAGATACGGTATACATAGCAGATGCGAACTTCAATAACTCTAAATCCTTATCAGCACTTCCCTTGCTATTCTCAACCATAACCTTAGACTGAGCTCTCAGTTGTTCTAACTGAGCATCTTGTTGCATACTAGCCTGAGATGATTGTTGCTGAATCTGAGCATTCATCTGAGCATTCTTTTGAGCAGTCTCTTCTGCTTCCTTCTTAGCTCTCTTCATTGAACGAGAAAGATATAACTCAGCTAACTTGACATCTTCAATATTCTTAATCTTAAATACCTGTTCGTAAGTAATAGCTCCAGCCTGTACTGCTGTATTCATTAACTGCTGTAACTCAGCTCTCTGTTTGTCATCTGATATTAAATTAACCTTAACATCAAATGTCATATCTATAAGACTCATTTCATATCCTTCAAACTCTTTGAACTTAGAAGCTTTCAATACAACTAAATCCCAAAGCATCATTGAAATCTTTTCACAAGTCTCTTCCATCAATGTAGTGTATCCATCGTATATAAATTCAATAGCATTATTAGAAGCAGATATTTGGTTCTGCATTACTCCAAGTCCGGTCTTAACTGGTACACTTGAACCATCCTTATATTCTGATATACCCATCTCTTCTCTTAATCTATCTAACTCAAAGTTGTACTGCTGAACTAAAGTATTCAACTGAGCAACGTTTGCATTAGAAGCCAAAGGTTGAATAGGGGGTGCTTTTCTTTCTCCGTCATCACCTGTTGAATCCCAATATACCCTACCTGTTTGGTCATACACCCTCATTAACTTTAATGGGTCTGTTGTATTACCTAAACCTAAATCAACATCTCTAAGCCCTGATATATCAACCATGAAACCATCGGGCCTCATTGTAGCAATCAACTGCTGCATCTTTAAACGAATAAGAATCATTTGTCTAATAGGACCCATAGCCTTCTCAATCATAGAAGGAACTAAGCTACCATTAGAGTTAGGGCATATTACTGAGTAATTAAAAAACGCATCAACAGTATTATCGTATGGTCTAGGAATATCTTCACATACATCCCACTTCAACATTATGTCTGTATCAACTACATACATACCATTGTAGATGTTCATTTTCTTAGACTCTATAACCTCTCCATTTATTTCCTGACCTGCCGGTGCTACTGGCTTACCTTGTTTTGGAACTACTAATAAGTTACCAAATTTATTTTCAGTCTTTACAGAGTATTCAACATCGGTAGTCTTTACTTCAAAGTCGAACACCAATACCGAATAGTCGTCATAGGGCCTAAGCTCTGTATATTTGTATGAGTCTTTCCAATAAAGGTTTTCACTTCTCTTAAGTTCTCTAGAAGCTTTCTGAGCAAGCTTGAATAATGTTTCTTCATCTATATTGAATTTTCTTCTTATAGTAGAAATCTTCATTGGCTCAACCAAACCTATATAAGCTATATCTTTACCGTTGTCGGTTTCAAATACATTATATATTAAGTTCTCAGGTTTACATCTTTTGATTTTTATATTATTATTAGCATCATAGTAAAGCTTAGTACAAGCAAAATTACAATCTATAATATCTCTAATCAGTTGTCTTTTAAGAACATTAATATCGTTATCATCTAATACCTTTTTAATCTTTGTTTCAAAAAGTATCTCTTCGGGAAGTCTATATTCTAAATCAAAATACAAAGCAAGTTCATCTTCATCTTCCGGCATGAACTTTTGGCTTTCTATCTTGTGGCCCATTTTTTCTTCTAAGGCTTGAATCTGTTCTTTATTTTTAAGCCTAAACTTTGCTTCTTGTTTTTCTAGTTCTTTAATATTAAAGCTAAGGTCATCAGTCGCCTTTACAATAGGAACTTCTCTTCTAGACATAAATTGCCCTAAGATTATTTCAACAAACTTAGGAGCTATCTTAATAGGACTCCAATCAAGGTTAATAAAAGACTGATTGCCTTCCACCCTCATTAGGTCCATAAATTCTTTTGTATTATTTGTACCGTAACTAAACTCACGGTTGGCTCGCCACTGTCTGTAGCGTTTACCATAAAATCCATCAAAGTTTCTGTCGGCTCCGTTGAAGATTCCTTTTGCAACTTTTAAACCATAATCCTTCTTTCTCTTTTGGGATGGTTTATCCATGTGCATCTGCAACAATTCCTCCATGCTAGAATATGTCATTAGAATACATTTAAGACAAATGTAAGAAAAATTACTTAGAAGTAGGCTTTCCTGCTGCTAGTGCTCCGCCTTTTTTTGTTCCTACCGTTGTACTTGTACCACCCTTATCCTCAGATACATA